TTATGATGGATGATTTCTTTTTTTCTTATGCACAATGAAAACAGCAGGTGAAGTTGTGGGTAATCCACTCTGGTTTACTCCAGTCATGATGTTAGCAGTACTATTACTGATAGAAGGTCTTCACACATCTGCTCACTTACATCAAGAGATAGATGTACATGGTATCTGTAGGCAGAACAAAGAGTACATTGAGAGTAAAGAAAACGACTACTAAATATTACAACAAATTGTATAAAAATGACAGACTCAAACATTCAACCACCTGATCCTTCTACTCTTAATGAGATTCCAGGAACAGATGTAACTTTTACTACACCTGCTGGTTTATATCCAGAGACTACTGATCCAAATCAGGATGTAGTTGTTACAACTGGAACAGCAGCAGACACATACACTGTTGATCCTTATGCAGGAGCAGTTGATTTTCAGGTAGATAATATGGTAACTTCTACACCTGATCCTAGAATAGATCATATACTAGAACATCTACACAATCTTGAAGCTAAGATTGATCAGATCATTTGTGATTGTAATCACCACAAAGAACCTCCTGTTTATCAAGGACATGTGGTACTACATGCTAATGAACCTACTGCATAGTACAGCAAAATTGAAGCTTCAATTCCATGAACTCCCGAAAATTTTTCGGGGGTTTTTTTGTGTCAAAAAGTCGCACTAAGATCCAGTAGATTTTAGTCTCTTATTGATAAAATCTGATGACCTTTCATATAATGTATTTGTTTTAAATTCATTGACAAATCTTTCTAGTAGTGGTCTTTTTAATAGATATATTTCTCTCTTCTTTTCGTTCTCTCCTACTTCATGATCCCAATTACTAATTGCTTCTGATACTGTGTTGCCAGCAACAGTTATTGATTCAGTACCATTCCAGTATGTAAATGTAGAATCGTAGAAGTTTTTGTCTACTGTTAGTCCACCTTCTAATGCTATTACATCAAGACCATCAACAGTTTCACCTGATTTAGTTTCTTTTGTTTCGTAGTGGTGTATACCATAAGCTTCATCTACGCCATACTTATCTTCTATTACCTTTCTTAGAGTCCAGTTATCTAATGGGAATGAGAACTGTGGATTGATATAGTTATTGGTTAGGATAATAATCCAATCGTAGGATGGATCTCCATAGTAATCTGCTGCAACGGTTTCAATTTTAACACCCTCATTGACAGCATATTTTTTATAGTAGGTAGCATATCCAAACACATCTTTGTTTATCTGATACCTACGAAAGAAATTCTTTGCAATAGTATAATCAGATTTAGAGAATGGATAACTGATAGGTTTAGTATCGTATTGTATGTCTGGTAGTATGGTGAAGTACATTAGTATCCTTTGTTAACCTCTCCTTTGAATATAAGTTTGCTTTCTATAAAGTTTATTGATAATTCTGTTGCAACAGGAGATCCATCAGTGTATGTAGAATACATTCCGTCTGGAGTATAACTTACACGTACTTTACTTATTGCACATGGTTTAAACTGAGCAACATGATAGTGTGTTTCGTTTCCATTCATAAATGTGAACTTACACATCCAAGGAACATGGATAAAGTTTTCTTCATTAAATACGAAGGATTCATCAGATTGATTTTTCTTTTGACGAATACCTCCTGCACCTGAAATTTTATCACCCCATTCTGGAATTGGATCATCCTGTGATCCGTATGATGGTAGTGATGCATCTCTAAATGCATTAACTATTGATTTGATTACTCTTGCTTCCTTTATATTTTTTGGAATTAGTTTCCATGTCATTCCAATTTCTCTTAATTCTGGTGAGTCATATAAGAGTTCTGTGTTAGGATTCATAACGATTCCTCTTGTAGAACCAGATATATCATTCATTGTTAAAGCTCCACCAATACCAGGCATATTGTTTAACATGCTTTTGTTTAGTGCAGTTTGGAAAGATTTCCAGTTACCACTAGCATTCTTCAGTGTTTTATTTGTGAAGCTCATGTTTGCTCCAGCCAAAGATGCTATTGCTGCTCTTCCTACTCCACTGAACTGTTTACCCTGCCATGTTTGTGCTAGTTCATTACCTAAGTCTTGTGGCATAGGTAATATAATTGATGGTCCTTTAATTTCTAAGTCGGTTGAGTTCATGTACAGGTCATATGTACTAGGAGCATACTGTTGTTCAGGAGTATACTTCATCTTCTTCTTTGTACCACCTGTACCATCTTGGAATTTGCTTTCTCCACCCATAACATTTTTTTGGTATTGTTTACCGAATGGTGGGTTGTATTTACCAAATTGAAAGAAAACATAATCGGTATCAGCACCAAGGTATGTGTCGTTAGGATACCTTAGTGTATTACTATCAGGTCTTGCACCATCAAGAGTGTTTGGGTCATCAATATAAGCAGCTTTGACTTCTTTTTCCTGTCCAAATTGATCAGTGACATTGCTACCAAGAATATTATTTGCCATTATTTTTCTACCATAGTTTTATCTTGAGTAATTCCATAGCCACGGATAATTCTTTTTTGTTTGATCTTATCATAGAAATCTTCATTGATTTCATCCCAGACAACTTCTTTTGGATATGAAGTTAGTCCACGATTTGACTTGGTTGTATGGACAAAGTTTTCTACTGGTAATAGAATAGCAGTAGCCCATTCAACAGCAGCTAGATCAAGAAAGTAACCGTCAACATAACTAGTTAAGTATTTATGGAAGCATTTTCGTGGAGCATCAATTCTTCCTTCAAATAACCTCTTTACAACCCATGCTCTTCTCTTTGGTGTCAAGTAATGTAGGTTTAATCCCCAGAACTCATTTCTAGTTGCTTTAATTACATAAACAAGCGGAAATTCATCATAATATGGTAGTCGTGCAGCAGTTTTTGCTTTGTATTCAAAGAGATACATGTGACCTGAGACAGCCCATCTTCTTATTTGATTCTCATCCTCTTGATCTTCTGGACCCATCCGATCTTGTATTTCATCTCTTATTAATCTTTCTGGGTTATCATTAATTCTTAATGCATATTTTCTAACTGCATTCCTATACCATAGGTAGTTTTTTACTTCCCCACCTGCTTCTGCTTTTATTTTTTCAAATATAGTTTCGTATCCTGAGTCTTCTTTAACTTCAGGTACTTGTATGTCTTTAAATCCTGCTGCCATTGCTTCATACCGCTAAGTGATCCTCTGTTAGTATTAAAAATTGCATTTGCCTATCACCGCAGTAATTTTCCGCAGCATTCCACTTGGAACGATTTACTGCAAAGGTTAGAGCAGCTTTCTTGTAGGCTTTGGTTCTTTTATCATGATTATCTGGAGGTTTGGTTTGTTTTTTAGGTTTTACCTCTACGATGTACTTATCATATTTTCCTTTTGTGTTACGAACCTTTATATAAAAATCAGGATAATATCTATGGAAACGCCTATCAAGCGGTGAACGGTATGGTATGATTACTGTTTCACTTCCCCACTCAATTATTGAGGGAGTAGTATCGCAATATACCATAAATTTACGTTCCCAAAGTGATCTGTACACGATCTTTGTTGGATTTCCACGATATTTTTTTATGTTTACTGGTTTATAAATTCCTTTGTATGCCATATATAATATATAATCCAACATTTATATTTAGAGTGGCAACAGTTACTAAGATTAATGATTTTATGGAAAAGATTAGTAGTAGGGGAGGAATGTCCCTTACTACTGGTTTTGATGTTCAATTTGATTTTAAAAAAGCAAATAGACCGTTTGCTGAAACTTTTTATTCATCATACAATAAAAATGTTGTTGAAATGTTTTGTGATGAGGCACAACTACCTAATGTTCAATCTGCTGTAGGGCAAATAAATGGTAGATATTTAGGTGAGGGTAGTGTATCTTATCCGCACACTAGGATATTTACTGATGTTGGACTAGGATTCTTACTTGATGCTAATGTAACAGCCTTAAAATTTTTCACTGCTTGGTATGATTTCATTTATAGTGAAAAGATGGAAGGATATAATGGAGGAATTGAGGCAGCTAGAGGAGCATTAAGACCAGAACCTGAGACTCGTTCTAATAGAATGCAGTTTATGGATGATTATACTTGTACATGCAGAATTATAAAATCAGAGACTGGACGTAATAGATCTAATGAAAGAGCACCTATAACTTATTTGCTAGAGAATTTTTATCCATATTCTATTGACGCTGTTCCTTTATCGTATGGAACGTCTCAGATAGCAAGGGTTAATGTTAGTTTTTATTATTCAAGGCATACTGTTAGATATGGTAATGTTGAAGGTGGATATGATCCAATGAAGGATACTCCAGGTCAAGGATGGGATCCAGAGGCAGGTATTAATAGAGAAAGATGGACTCCACCAGCAGTAATAAAACAACAGATGGAAGACAGAGCTCAGGAGAAGTTCTTAGATGAAGGTGGTCATAGAGATAGAACAGATGAATTTGAAGGAATTAGTACCATATAGTGTGTCAAAATTGAATTTTTGATTCCATAAATCCGCAAAAATTTATTCTGCATATTTTTGCCTTAAAAAGTCGCTATATATAAATATACGACTTGAAATTTTTTTAATGGCATTACCAAAGGTAGGTTATCCCACATTTGAGCTTGAATTACCTTCTACAGGGAAAACTGTCAAATATCGTCCATTTCTTGTAAAAGAGGAAAAGGTGCTATTATTGGCACTTGAGACACAGGATGAAAAAGAAGTTCTTAACGCAGTTAAGGATTTAATCAAAAATTGTGTTATTTCACGAATTAAGGTAGATACACTACCTAGTTTTGATTTGGAATATTTGTTTTTGAAGATTAGAGCAGCATCTATTGGTGAATTGATCACTTTGACTGTAACATGTCAAGATGACAATGAAACAAAAGTTGAGGCATTTATTAATATTGACGATGTTGAGGTTTTTAAACCAGAAGGGCATGATACTAAGGTTAAACTTAGTGATAATATGGGTATTATCATGAGATATCCAAGTATGCAACAATTTGTAGATAGGGAGTTTTTGCAGAAAGAGATGAAAACTGAGGAGGTATATGATTTTATCTCCGATTCAATAGAACAGATATTTACTGATGATGAGGTTTTTGATAAAACAACGACTTCTAAGAAAGAATTCCGCACATTTGTTGATGGTTTGACTACTAAGCAGTTTGAGTCAATACAGCAGTTCTATACTACATGTCCTAAGTTGAGTCATACCTTTAAGGTGACAAACCCTAACACTGGCAAGGAATCTGAGTACACAATTGAGGGATTACAGAGTTTTTTCGCATAGCCCTCTTTCAAAATAGTTTGGAAGGGTACTTTAGACTCAATTTTGCTTTGATGCAGTACCATAAATATAGTTTGACTGAAATTGAGAATATGATGCCTTGGGAGAGAGAAGTTTATACCACTTTCTTAATGCAATACCTTGAAGAAGTCAAACAAAAACAAGAAGCAGCAAAACGTAAATAGTGGCAACATCAACTAAGACATACTCAGGAGATTTATCAACTGCAATAGTTGGTAAAATTTCTGATGTCATTGATGATCAGAGAAAAAAGAGCGAGATTGAAAAAACAAAAGCATCTCCAGAAGTTAAGACAGCTGCAACAAAATTAGTAACTTCTAGAACTACTGAAGATAAAGTACAGAAAGATCCTAATTTAAAAGAATATATTTCTAAGGTTTTTGGTACTGAACTTGATGCTAATATAATACAGACAGAAGGTAATGTTAAAGCTTTAACAGATCAGGTAGTATCTATTAATCAAGGTCTTCTTAATACTCAGAAATTGGTTATAAACCAAAATGAGTTGATGGAGAATAAATTTGATCAGATGTTGGGTATAATTCAACAAAGATCTTTAAGTACTGAACAAGCAGAAAAAAGTTTAATAGCAAAATCTGGATCAGGGATTATTGATCAGATTGGGAAAGAGTCTTTTGGTAGTGCTAGAACTGCTAGAGGTGGTCTTGGTGACATGATAAGAAAAGCTAGAAATCTTGCACGTCTCCTGAGATTTCTTCCTTTTAAGGGTAAGCTTGCTGGTACACTTGGTGTTACTGGTTTGACAAGAGGAGTTAGAGAGGTTGGTAAGAAATTTGCTTCTGGCACTGGAAGTAAGATTGCTGTTGATAGAATGACTTCTGCTGCTGGTAAAGAAGTTGTAAGAAAGAAAATTTCTAAACAATTTGTTAAAGGTGCTGCTGGCAATATTTTAGGAAAAGGAACAGCAAAACGTATGGCTCCTAAAGTAGGTGGTAAGCTAATTCAAAGAGTTTTTGCTTCTCCTGTTATTAGAAACGAATTACTTAAAAGATTGGGAAAAAAGGGGTTGGGTAAGATTTCAGCGAAGATTGCAGGTAAATCTGTTCCAGTTGCTCAGACAGCATATGGTATAGTTGAAGGATTAGCACGTTTTCTAATGGGTGATCCTAAAGGTTTTGCTTTGTCTATGGGTGGTGCGATACCTGCTGCTGGATATGGTTTTACCGTTCTTG